AATAAGGCATAAAGACTTCTTGGTCAATGCCGCTTGCTTTCCACGCATCAAACCATGCGTTGTCTTCTTCCGCCAAAAGGTCTTGAGGCATTCGCTCTTCAAGTTCCTTGACAGCAGCCAACTGGTGGGGCGTACCACGGAAAAATTGAAAGAAGGGTAGAAGTGCTAGTGCCATCAGACGTTTCAATGGTCAACGCGAGTTTCAGGGAACAAAAGCTCCTTGAGATGCTTGACCGCTAAATCATCCAGATCGTTGTCAGTGCGCTGCACTACACGCTCCAACATCGCAATGATCAGCTCCTTAAATGCTTTGGAGCGCCACATTGCCATCACAAAGGGCTTGAGAATCAAAAGCATTGGACTTCTCTTGACTACACAGCCACATTAGTTCCGATTGCTATGACCCTCAAGTCGTGCCACTGATTGCTCCAGGTTGGACAAACGAGCAAAAATTTCTTGGTCCCTAGTCCTGATGTCTGCGTGAAGGACGTCCATCCTGCCCGCTAAATTATCGACAGCAGTCGTTAAACGCACCAAGGAATCCCTTCCTTGCTGGCTTTGGCGGTTGATTCCCGTTAGACCAGCAGAAGCAACGCCAACGCTTGCTCCAGCTACAGCAGCCCAGATTTCAACCACCATTCGACCTCTAGCGTTCCACCATCATGGCAGAAACTAACGAAAAGCCAGAACAGGAGGAATCCAACTCCCGCTTAGGCGACGTTATCAAGGTTGTATTGCTTGGCTGGGCAATGGCAATCCTGACAGCTAATTACTTGGGGGTGTTTAAGCAGAGCTTGGATCCCACCTACCCAGCCAGTATCTTGAGTGGCACAGCTGCTTCCTTTGGTTTGGCGGTTGGGAACAATAGGAAGAAGAAAGATGAGCCTACAATTAAAGAACAGACCTCTACGGCAAAACCAAAATGAAACGCCTAGCTCTGGTATTGGGCATCACACTGTTTGCCGCTCCAGTGCAGGCAGACATCACTCATAGAATCCAATCAAGCGTTTCACTGTCAGTAGATGGAGCGGGATCTGTTGCCACAAGAATCCCGTCTTCAATGGCGGTATCTGGCTCTAACGTCACTTTGGACACTGCTGCTAAGTTTGCAAGCTTTAGTTCCGGGACTGCTCTCGGTTACACTCCTGGCGCTTACAGCATTACCACTGCTGGTGATGCTTTTAGTTACAGCGAAAGCTATACAGAAGGAGATGATGTTCCGACAGTCCTCTCAACAACAGTTACCGCCGGAGTAGTTCCCGCACTTCCTACTTTTGGTAATACCACAACAACTACAGGCGGTGTTGCTGGCACGCTTGCTGGAACAATTGCAACTGATGGTGCTTTAACGATTACTGCTGGTGGAGCGGGTACAACTGCAATCGGTCAAGTCATCCAAGAACTAACGATCAAGTGATGCTTTGGTATTGGCTTGTCTTCTCGCTGATCCTTTTTGCCGCTCCAACAAAGGCAGTGCCTGTTGTCCCAAATTTTCAGCAGGGTGTTCTCTCTTCTACAACGACAACTAAAACTAAAGTCACTGAAGTCATAAACTCTTACGAATATCGCACCGGTTACGAGCTAAGCGTTAGCGGTACAAACATTGAGCCTGACGCCTCGATTGCTCCAATGAGTATCAGCACAACAACTAACGTAGTAAACGGTATTTCTAGTGTCTGGCGCGGACTAGATCCAGCATCAAAACCAGAATGGCGCATCGTAAATCAAGGTGCATCCTTTCAGTTTGTAGAAACGCTCCAAGGGCCAGGGCTTGTAAACCATACGTTGATTACCCGTGAAACAGACATCGAATCTCTCACGGAAACAACAAGTACGTTTACGCAATGAAGCGAGTCCTAGCAACGCTTTTGGCGCTTTCCGCTCCAGTGCAAGCGCAGGTAAGTAGTACAGCAGCACCAGTCGCGAATAGTAGTGGCTCAGTGACTAATCAAGCCGTGCAGGTGGTGCCTTCTAGGCAATTTACAAATACTTATGGAGGTGGCATCAGTTGTCAAGGTGCCACACTAAATATCAATCCATTCATAAGCACAACAACAGGCTGGTCTGATCCTTACGAGGCTCATTATGCAGACCCGGTTTATGACACTCTCGATATTGTTGGCGCGTTTGATTCGGAAGGTAATGCCATCCCAGATGGCAGGCCCGATAATCCGGGCACTATCCTTTTCTATAAACCAGTTAGGACGGGTCAGAAAACAAACTTTTCGATTAATGGCGGCATTACGGCAACGATCTCAGTACCGCTTGACCGCTCACACGTCAGAACATGTAGAGCAGCAGCAGAAAAACAAGTTGCACTATTAGATGCAACGTTGGCTGACAAAAGGCTGAACTACGAAATCGCAAGATTAAAAAATTGCGCCAACCTTATGAAAGAAGGAGTCATGTTTCATCCTGACTCGCCTTACGCTTCTATCTGCGCTGATGTCGTCTTAGTCAATCCACCTGGAGTCTTACCGCCCCACACACATTCGATTCCTACTTCCTCAAAGCGCGTTGACCCTTCCGACGCTGAAAAGCAGACTCAATAACCACTTTCTTGCCTAGCTTTTCCTTGATCTTCTTAATTGTCTTTTTCACGATTGGTTTGACTGCCTTGAGCAGAAAGTCGCCTAAAGGTTTTGCAACGATGGCACTGGTTGTTGCTACTGCTGCAATCGTCGCAGTTGTCATGACAACAGGCGCTCCAGGTAAATAGTTGCCGACAATTTTTGCTACAGGCAATAACTCAAGCTGTGGCTCGCACTTGCCATCAACCAGTTCATAGCCAGTTATCACAGCGGTTTGTAATTTATTTTTTGCTCCCATAGGAATTGCATCAGGGGGTGGACAAGGCAATTCTTCTGGTAATATAGGAATGCCAGGTTCAGCAGTTGGCAAGGGGTTCATAGCTGATTGAGGTTTTGACTCCTCCTCTTTCGGCTTGTCCTCTTCACCATCTAACTTTGGCGGTTTTACACCTTCAGGCGGCAGCAACGCTGGTGAAAAATCTAATGGTCGATACGATGGCATCGTTCCATCGCAAACCACAAAATTTCCCTTCGGGTCATTGTCATAAGCCTTTTGGTTGCCTGGCTGTGTATTGCGAGACTCAACGCATCCCGGCACTTGGATAACTGGAAAACCAAGTTGCAGAGTGACTGGCGGTTCAGTTGGAATGCTTTGAGGCGGCATACTCCGCCAAGCCGGGATAACTGGCACGTTTACCGCTCCAATACCAATCTCAGGAATTTCTGGCATGAAGTCTGAACGCTTTACAGCAGGCGAGCTTTGGATTGAACGTACCAAGCAACGCGAAGGACCGCCCTTCGTTTACACCTGTCTGTCAGGCAAGAGGTCAAGACTATTCACTGATCCGAAGGCGCTGCTGAAATTTGTCAAATGGCCGCCAAAAACGCCAACAGGGGATGCGTTACGCGAATGGCTTGCATCATTTGAGCAGAAGCCATTGCCTGACGTTCCAGAAACTGACCCCACTGCCAATACCAAAATGGTGACCTGACTTTTCCTGTGCTATAAAAGGCATACCTCTCTAACAGTGTCCGACAACTCCCTTGTTCCGGCATCGCAAGATCCCCGTTCCAGCCTGTTGTCCTCGCTGTTAGCCAGGTTGTCAGTTTTGAACCCCCACTAGCTGTGATGCACGCTAGTTGTGGTTAAAGCAACTCTGACAAGCATCTCTTGAGAACCCCGTCCTAGGCGGGGTTTTCTTGTGTCATGGATTAAGTCGAGCAATCGCACGGTTCAAGTACCACGCTGCTTTTTGTAGGTCTTGGCCAGTATTATCCTTATGCCAAGCACGCAATAAATACTTCAACGCTTGACCCACCAAATAACCCATCACAGGCTCAGGCGCTCCAGCAACTACATCCTCAATAATCTCAATTGCTTCAATGCGACCTTGTTTGTAATGGGACGGTGAGTTGACCTGATCACTCATGGAAACTTAATTGGCAAGCCAGTTTCAGTAGGCAACTCTGGCATGGCCTCTTCAATTTGCTTAGGCATTGCATTCAGCACCAGTTCAGTCAGCTCAAGCTTTAATTCACTCATGTAATACTTTGTCAGTGACGGGATGCGCGTGTAAAGCATCACCGTTCCAACAACCATTGCGCCGCTCATCACAAAGGATGCGACAGACAAAACGTTGAAAAGCTTTTGCATGGCAAGAAAAAACCCCCTCCTGCTGTGTGAGACCAGGAGAGGGTAAACACGTCTCAGCTATAAGCTAGCTCAGAAATTCCACTTTGCACCAAGCTTGGTTCCGTAGTTCGGATCATCATCAGAAGTGATGAAGCTCAGCTCGGCATAAACACCAAAGTTGTCAGTGGCTTGAACGTTTCCGCCAATCTTGCCTGACAGTTCAGTTTCACCGTCTACACCTTGGAGTTTGGTGTAAGCAGGACCGCCTTGAACGTAATAGCTGTAAACACCGCTAGCACCTTCAAAACCAACGTGGAAATCTGTGGTGCTACCCAAGAAATCACCGCCAGCGTAACCACCGTTATTCTCGATGTTCACGTAAGGGCCTGCGAGAACAGGAGATGCCAGCGCAGCTGCCGTAACGACGGCACCACTCACAATCAGAGACTTGATCATTAGGAAGAGACTGAACGTTTTCCGTTGATAGGTTACTAGGACTGTCACTGTGACAGTTGTGAGAGTGTGTCACTGTGTTGGCAGACCGTCAATAACCGTCTGTCGAAGCAAGGTTTTGATACTTCTCAGACAAACCAGTAAACAAACCACGTTGAGGATGGTCTGTTTGATCACGGCCATCTAAAAAGTACAACTCCTCTAGCCATGTGGTGCGGTTAGACATGCTTTGCACATCCTCCGCACCAGGTTTGCAAGGGATCATTGGATCAGGTCGTTGCATTAAGCGCTCCAAGGCGTACCTGCACCTTTGGTTGGAGTTTTCTTTTCGACAAGCTGTGCATCCAATGCTGCATGAATTTCAGCAACCTTGTCCGCTCCACCAATAGCAGCTTGCGCCCAAGTGATTGCTTGCGCTTCGGTCACGTCGTCATAAGCAACCATGTCGCTGGGGTCTGCAGCTTCAAGACCAACAGAGCCATAAGCGCCAACGCTATACGTTCCATCTTCATCAGTGGCATTCACTGTGTAGTGGAGCGTGTTGATCATGCCATCAGACAGAGTGCGATCACATTGACCGACTTTCCAAACGTAGGTGTTTGCCATAGTTAAACGAATGCAGAATCAGTGTAAATGAAAAGCCCCGCGTTGCCACGGGGCGGTTTGTCGTTAGCAAGCCATCAGCACGCAAGGCACGCAATAGCTGCCATCTGAGTATGTAGTAGAAACGGTGGTGCTTGTCACCTTGGCAATCGTCTTAGAACGCACGATGTCATCATCTTGAGGCTTAGCCGTTCCATCACCTGCAGACATCAATAGATCTCCACGTTCAACTGTGGTCCCTTGTGCAATACGAATGACAAAGTCACCCGTCATCGCGCAGTGGAAGTCGTTGGTGTAGGTATCGTCATCATCGTCCCAATCTTGGAATACACCTGAGACATTTTTATCACCTTCAACCTCGCTTATCTTCATTCGGTTGAGCTGTTCGTTGTCTTCATCACCCCATTCACACATCTCATCAATGTTGCTCAGTACAGAACCGCGAAGAATTTCAGTCCGTGTTGCACCACCTGGAAGTTGAGACCAGCGAGAAAGGTGAGCGCCGTTATATGAAACAGTTGACCCTGAGATACTAATTGTTCCTTGTTGCGTGCCACTTGTTCGAAACCCAAGAATGCCACCATCGTTGGATGTTCTATTGAAATGAGCGCAATGTTCAGCAGTACTTGCAACTTGCAAAATAATGCCGCTATTACTTACTCTGTGTCCAGAGCCTGGAGAAGTTAATCCCGCAACTGTAGTGCTGGTAGTACCAATTAAAACATTTCCCGAGCTGGTGATTCGCATTCGCTCAGATGCGGCAGTTTTAAATTGCATATAATCACTGGCGTGGTTATATTCAACTGTGCCTCTGTAACCTGTCGAGTCTCCGGCAGTGCCATCAGAAAACAACAACCCACCACTACCTGAAGTGCTTGTTCTTACTTCGATATAAGAAGCACTACGTGATGTATCTCCAAGCTGCAAAAGTCTATCGCCATGTGCGCTATTTGTGTTATTGCCAATATGTAAATTACCCGAGCTGTCGATTCGCATCTTCTCGGTGTTGTTATTACCAAAGCGCAAGGATGTGTTGTCATAGTTCCACACATATTTATCTGCATTTCCATCACTTATCAGACCCAAACCGTCAGTACTGGTGAAGTTTTGAACATATAAGGCACCTGTTTTAATCCGTACATTTCCCGAGCTGTCGATTCTCATCCGCTCGGTTGATGATCCTCCAGTCCCAATTGTTACATTGTGAGCACCGTTAATAGCAATTACTCCGTTTCCGTTGACCGACTCAATTACTCCAACAGCACTACTATCGCCAAAAGTTATATTCGATTGGCCACCATTGGATCCACTCGCAATATTTAAAATTTTGTCCGCTCCTGCGCTTGCTCCTGCGGCTGGATTTGTGACACCAATCCCCACATTGCCGGAATTATCAATAAAAATACCTTTAGTATTGTCTGTGCCTGAAATGTGAAAATACGTTTGTCTAGCTTGTAATCTTCCTATCTGAGTCGTTCCATCATTCTCGAAAAATGTAAACCCACCAATATCGTCTGCTGATCGACCTTTTAATGCAATGCCTTTAGTGCCACTGTCGCAAGCAATAGTAAGAGGATCAGTTGGACTTGATTCACCAATACCAACGCGGCCACTGCTGTCGATTAACATTGCAGGGCTTGATCCTGCATTAGTAGTAAATTTAAAAGAGTTATCTGCATGGACATACTGAATCAACCCGGCGTCTTCGTCGTCAGTGTCGCCAAAATTAATATCAGATGATGCAGCATTGCCTGCAATAATTGCAATCTTTGCACCATGTCCTGTTGTAGAACTTCTTTGGAATAAAGCAACTGTTTGCGACTGAGCCGTAAAGGTGCTTCCCGACTGTTTAACTATTAAATTAGCTGATGGACTTGACTCGCCAATCCCAATATTTCCGGAGCTAAGAATTCGCATCCGCTCGCCATCATCTGTGCCAAATGCCAATCCATTTGTGCTGTGCTCATAACTTATGTAGCCTCTGAATCTATCTGAGCCACTTGTACCGTCAGCAAAATGTATATTGCCGCTTCCGCTTGTTGAGCTTAAAACAGTAATCGTTTCTGATGATGCGGCCCCATCTCCAATAACTAATCGACCTGTGCCTAAAGCAGCAGGATTAGTATTGCCAATTCCAGTTTGTCCACTTGCGTCAACAACAATGCGTGACGTTCCAGCTGTCGAAATACCAAACTGATTAGACCCTGGCGAATAAATACCAGTATCCGTATCAGATCCTGAATAAAGGCTAACCGCAGCAGCAGAACCAGCTGGATA